GGATCAACCCGTCAAAATCGACGCGCTCGAAATAGACGACATTCGCGTCAAAATCGACGCTGTAAAAGCACTCAAACTCCGCGTCATTAAAGCGGTCAAAGCGGACGCATTGGCTGAAATCTGGCATGTCAGTCTCCCTTGGTTGTGGTGGGGGCCGAAGCCCCCTGTTTGTTATGGGCGATCAAGACCCGCAATGCGCAGAAGCATGTCATAACGGGCATTCAGATCATGAAGCCGATCATAAATGCGCACCATACGAAAGTGCGATACCTTGCCGCGAAGTTCGTTGTTAAGCTTGCGGATTTCTGCGGTTGTTTCTTGGATAGTCATGTCAGTCTCCCTTGTGATCTGTCACCAATATGCGCCCACGTTTTGCCCGCGTCAATCGAAAAAGAACACCCGCGCTATTTTTTTATTATTGACGCTACCGGGGCCGCGTGTATAGTCAGGCTATGGAAAAACTCAGAACATACCTGTTTGAACACCGCCTAACGCAGGCAGAATTCGCCATGCGCATCGGGCTAACCCAAGGGGCGATCAGCTCCTTTATGAAACAAAAGACAAAGCCGTCATTGCGCACGGCTCTGGCTATCGACAAAGCAACTGCTGGCGCAGTTCCGCCTTCCGCGTGGGAGGATGATGTATGACCCCACAACACGCAGAAGCCTTGATGTTTGCAGGCATCACGCCGCCCGTAAATGGCACCAAAACAACCTGCCCGCATTGCAGCCACGAGCGCAGCAAGCCGGGGGAGCGTTGCCTCAAAGTCTACCCGCATCCGGGGCGCGTCGATTGGATATGCTTCCATTGTCACTTTGACGGATCGGAGATTGTCCAATGATCGCCCTAGAAGCCCTAGCCAACGCCGTGATTGGCCTATGCGTGTCGTGGGCGGCAACCTTCTTCGTGCTTGGCTATTCGCCAGCCGAAAGCGCGGCAATCACCGCCATGTTCTTCGGCCTGTCATTCACCCGCGCATACGTTCTGCGCCTGATTTTCAAGAGACTGGCATGATTATTCGCGAGGAAAGAATTGGCGGGCAGCGCCTGATTTTGGGGGATTGCATTTCAGTTATGCCATTGCTTGAACGGTTTGACGCTGTGGTGACAGATCCGCCGTATGGGATAGGCATTGCATCAAACCCCGTTCGGCAAAAGCACACTAAAAAAGATTGGGACGAATTTGTAGCAAGCGAAAATCATCTTGCCATGCTTCGGGAGATTTCATCTGAGCAAATAATATGGGGTGGGAATTATTTTGATTTGCCGCCATCGCGTGGCTTTTTGGTTTGGGATAAAAAGCAGCCAGAAAACTTTAGCCTTGCAATGTGTGAGCAAGCTTGGTGGTCGCGAGATACAAACGCCAAGGTCTTTTCAAAAAGCGTTCTTGGATACAACAAGGCCCACCCCACCCAAAAGCCCGTTGCCCTTATGGAATGGTGCATTGGCTTCCTGCCAAACGCCCAAACCATCCTAGACCCATTCATGGGCAGCGGCACCACACTCGTCGCCTGTCAGCGTCTAGGCCGCAATGGAACGGGGATAGAGTTAGATCCCGATTATTTCGACATTGCCTGCCGCCGTGTGGACGAAGCAACCCGTCAACCCGACCTGCTAATCCCGCAACCCAAGCCGCAGCAGCCAAAACAAGAGGGCTTTGACCTATGAGCGACCCCGTAAACCATCCGGCCTAGCGCCAAAGTCTTTTGACTTCATCCTCCACCATCTTTCGCATATGAACAGGAACGCGCCCCAGCATATTTCGGCGCGTTCCTTTGTTTGGCGCGGCAATGATCTGTTTTGCCGCCTGATAAACCGCAAGCCTTGCCCACGATCTAATCGCGGCAGGGCTTTCATCCCATGACACCCGCCCGAATAGCAGATCGTCAAGCTGTTCACTTGGTTTCTGGACGTGGGGTGATGAACTATAAGGCACTGAACCTCCGCCAGTATTGCAAAGCATCCCAAGCGGCCACGCATCCAAGCGCCACGCAGGCAAATCCGCCCGCCGCATGTACCGCCGCCAAATATTCAACCTGGCCTTCCTGCCAAGCGCTTTGCGTCCTGTCTTGCCGCTTCATTTCACAAACAAACGACACCCGACCCGGAATGATAATATCCGCCGCCCCCGGCGTCATTCCTTCGGCGGCATGTTTGGCAACGCTGGAGAATTGCCCGCGCGTCTTTAGCCCTTCATTGCGCGGATGAATGGCTATCGCGCCAAGCGTGTCAGGATATTCCCGGCGAAGCCTGTTAAAAAAAGACACTTGCTCAACTGCCTCGGTCGGGCATTTCCCGCGAAAGTCCACATCACCGAAAACAAGTATCCCGCTTGGCAGATCATTCAGCCGCATGTTTTCCCCCTTTATTCGGCTCCACATCTGCGGGGCGATTGTACCCTAGAACATCAAAGAAGCCTGTTTCTGCATTCTTGCGATATGTGATTGTTTCGGGGCTATCGTTTCCGTTATCTGTTGCATCGCAGAAAGCCTCCCACTGCGCTTGCCCCCGGACGTGCTTTGCCTCTGGCTGGAGCCAAACCACAAACTGCCGATAAGGCGTTCTAAACTCAACCCGCATTGTCGGATTTCCCGCCCGTGACACTCCAGGCTTGCACTCCATGCCTAGCACTTCATCCGTTTGCAGTTTTGTCGGGTCTTTTTTCAGCGACTTGAAGTCAAGAATTAACTTTTCGTTCGGGTCGATAATCTCGCCCTTGCATTCGCAGCAATACCGCGCCGCAATGTCATTCGCCGCCTCACAATGCGGGCATTCCTTGCTAGTCCAGCGATACCCGCAACGCTCATATTCGCCACGCTGTCCTGTCTGCACCATGCCCATGCAACGCCGCCCCCAATGCCCGGACAAAGGCCCGTATTCTGTCTGGACCTGCACCCCGTATAGATCGAGGCAATACCCCGCAGCGTCTTTCTTGTACTCCAGCAAATCAACTTTGGCGCTGAATAGGTTTTCATTGCCGCATTCCGGGCAAATACACTCAAGCCCGCCCTCACCGCCTCCTGCCTTGCCAGCCCTAACAACGGGCGCAAACAGATCCCCATCCGGGCAATGGTCATCCAAGTTTGTCGTGTAATCCAAGATCAGGCAATCGGCCTTGCCGTCATCAATCCGCAATCCGCGCCCGATGATCTGCTGCAATAGCCCAACGCTTTCCGTTTTGCGCAGCAAGGCGATTACGTCCACATGCGGCGCGTCAAATCCTGTCGTTAGCACCGACACGTTCACTAGATACTTGATCCGCCGCGCCTTGAACGCCTTTAAAATTCGGTCCCGCTCGGCCTTTGGTGTTTCGCCCGTCACAATGGCTGACAATTCAGGCGGCAAGCTGGCAAGCACCTCGTTGGCGTGTTGCACTGTCGCGGCAAAGAACATCACGCCTTGGCGGTCGCGGGATTGCGCCACCACATCAGCGACGATTGCCGCTGTCTTGCGACCATGCCCATGATAAGCCTGATCTACGGCCTCGGCGTCAAACTTGCCCATGGCATTCGCCACCAGACCGCCAGTGTCATAGCCTGTCGCGCCCGTCTCACCGATCACAGGCGGCGTGAGATACCCAAGCCCGATCAATTCCCGCGCCTGCACCTTGTAGACGCATTTCACAAAATACGGGTCGCGCGCCACATCATCGCCGTTTATTGATCCGTCAGGATGCATCCGAAAGATGTAGCCAGACCCAAGGCGATACGGCGTTGCGGTCATCCCGCAAACCCGCAAGTTGGGGTTTGCCTCTTTCATGGTGTTGATGATCCCTATAAGCGTGGGCGTTAGGCCGTGGCATTCATCGACAATCACAAGCCCGTATTCAGCGCCGAAACGGCTGATCCTGTTTTTGACGGTTAGCGGCGATCCGAAAACGACAGGATGGCGTAATTCCTTGCCCCCGGCGCTGGCCGAAAACATCGACGCGGGGTTTCCTGTTGCAAGGAATTTTTCGCGGTTCTGCACGACCAATTCAGCGGACGGGGCCAAGCAAAGCACCCGCTTGCCCGTGCTGGCATGGATTAGGCGGGCCAGTTCCGCAATCATCAGCGACTTGCCCGCGCCCGTTGCAGCTTCGATGCAGAACGGCGAAACACTCCCCCGCATGAAAGACCACGCTGCATCAACGGCGGATTGCTGATATGGGCGAAGGATCATTTTGCGCCAGTCCCTTTAATGTAATGCTTTGGGTACGCACACTCCTTTAGTGTGCATTTTTTCTTCTCCCGTGCATCAATGAACTTTATGTACCTGAACTGACGCAATACTGAAGGTAAAGCGCGGTCCTTATTGGCTATAAGATGCGCTGCTGACTTAGAAAGGCTTGGGTCGCGGGTCATTAGGCTGTTGTGGTATGTTACGCCGTCAAGCTCCCAAAAAACACTATCATGCTCGCCATAATATGAGAAGCTACACGCCTGATACACAATGCCGAATCCGCCACATCTTTCATCCGCAAAAGACTGAATCCACTTTATCCTTGGATATTTCCGCTTTATGAACTTGATTGAAAAAGAGATAGCTTGTGATTCGCTGTTTCTTGGGCAGTCATCATCGAGCCACATTCTGTTTAGTTCGAGGTATTCTTTAATTCCGGTCCCAGCAACAACGGAACCCGCACTAGCTGGATTCATGGCGTATCCGTACTGCATAACCCCCATCACCTTGCCATGCAAAAAAATGCCAAGATGTATATATGAGGCATTGTAAAACTTCTTGCTATAATGCCTTTTCATTACGATTTCGTTTGCTTCATCCCTTTTTATTTCCTTTACAAAAAATCCTTCATCCCCAAAACCGACCACATCGCAAGGGCCGAAAAGGCTTTGTTGTTCGCTCATAATAAACCCGCGAGCCATCATTTCACCCCCCAATAGCTTGACGGTTTCCCGCGCCATTTCTCCAGATCGGCATCAGGCAATAGTTCCTTGATCGCCTTTGCATAGCTAATCGACCCGGCGCGCTCTGTTTTGGTCAAATTGCGCCCCGCGAATATCGCGTTTTTATCGCCAGCAATGCGCACCATGTCCGCGACCAACTCCGCCTTGCGCGCCGTGGCGTTTTCAATCGCCTCGCAAATCTGATCGTATTCGGCCATGATCCGATGCGCCTCTGGCGTGTCAATCTCATGCCGCTTCGGCGCAAGATGATCCCCCGGCGTTTCCCGCTCTGCCAGATATTCCGCATAGAATTGCCGCAGTTTAGGCAGGCATTCATCGCGCCAATCTTGATCCGGCAAAACGCATTCAAGCTTTGTCGCAACTGGCGACCATTGGAAGAAATGCCAAAACTTGCGGCCCGTCACCCATAGCGAAAATTGCACCTGGTCATAATAATGCGGTTGCTCTTTCAGCGTCTTAAACTGCGGGTTTTCATCCTTGCGCAGACCGAACGGGCATTTAACCTCAAGCCCGCCGTTTTCCCCGTCAATAAACCCGTCCGGGCTGCATCCGGCCCAATCCTCTGCCGTGATAAACCCAACGGCCTCGACCTTGTTTGAGGTTTCCATTGTGTACTCAACAACCGCCCCGGCCTCGTTGTTTGTGCCGTATTCGGTCGCGATATTGCCTGCAAATTCGCTTTCAGCGCCGTGCCATTCCCGCACCATTCGGCGCATCACATCGGCGCGGGTAGCATAAGGCGCATTCCCAAGGATTGCCCCGACACTGGACGCAGTGATCCGACCTGACCGCGCTTTGAACCATTCCTCTGACCGTTGTTCCATGTTACCAATTCCCATAAAGAACGCCTTGAAAGAGGGCAATGCGCTTTGCTTTATCTTTAATGTTCATCTGTTTTGCCGCCGCCGTTGCGGCCTTCCACGCCCTGAAACTTTCCCAAGTGTGAACAACAATAAGGTTAACCTCTCCCCTTCTATAGGTTTCAAAGTTAGTCTCTCCATACTCTTCGCGCCGATCTTCGGTTGTTATTGCAAATCCATTGCGTTCAAATCTTCCACTGTTGTTCAGGTCAAGAACAACAAAATCAGCGTCAGTATCATATGGGGCAGGGCTGCAAATTTCTCGGCTTCCAGTTCGGAAATGTGGCATTCCGAGATTTGCCAAATCCACAACTGCTTGATGTTCATAGTATTCCATAATACTAATATCCTTGTTGATGCTTAGTGTTTTGACAAAACGCCCGCGCCGTGGCTCTGAATATCTCAGGCTAATCGGCTCCAACCTTCAACGGCGCGGGCTTCCCATTCAAATCATCAGAACGGGATTGAATCATCCAGATCGAGGGACGATCCGCCGCCACTGTATCCGCTCGGCTGCGATTTCTTCGGGGGCGGCGCGTCTTTCACGTCAATCCCCTTGGATTTCGGGGCAACCGCCGACACCCAATTCCCGGCGATCTTGTCGCCAGTGTTGCGGTCGGTCAAATCCCAAGTCATCAGCGTGATAATCATGGGCTTACTGCAAAGATGCAGCGTCAGGCTGTCATCGGTCGGTTTTCCGCTCTGCG